AATATTAATTGCTTTAGTCCATAGCCTGTCAGTCTGTTCAGAATCTAATGGATTGACGTCAACTATTGTTCCTCTCTTAAATGCTTTGCCTGTAGGAGGTACAAACTTTATTAAGGAATTAGCAAACAAATATTTCAAAGAACTTGTAGAATAAATTCCAGTTTTTAATAATGTGTTATCAACAGTATTTTTAAAATATCCTGTCGAGATGTTAACATCTGAAGTCACCTGCTCCCAGATAGTATTGCTATCTGTGAAAAATATTCTATCAAATTTTGTAATATAAAAATTATAAACATCTGTTTCTGTAAAAAGAGGCTCTACAGTTTGTTTAATAAAATTAGATATGTCTACTCTGCTAGAATACTTGAAACTTAAAATTCTTTCTTTTTCTTCTTTATAAATGAATCCGTCATCAGCAAAAACTTTTATAGAACTATATTTCCCCGAAGCATCTAAAATATCAAAATTTCTAGAAATTCCGCTAGAAGTTCTATTAATTGATTTTACTTTTAGAATATTCTGAGAACTAGAAAGAGGAGCAAGATTATAGTCTTCTCCTGTAATCATCCTATTCTGTGTGTAATAAATTGCAGGCGCTTTTGTTCTTATAGAATCGATATCTTCAGTTTCGCTTGCAGAAGTTAAAGCTGTTTGTAAAGCTAGTCCTATTGTTAGTGTATGCTCTACACCTTGTTTATTGATATAAGGAACAGATAAATTAATTCCTCGTAATTCATTAGGAGAAACGATGTAAGAAAGACCGTTGCTTACTCGATAATAAACCCTAAAAGAGCCTTGCGGAAGATTTCCGTAAATGCCATCAGCAAAAGCTAAATCAATTCTGTCGCCATTCTTAGTAACTACAGAATAGATATCTCGAACGTTTGAATTTAAACTATTGTATACTATGTTGTTGCCTACAAGGCTCGATACCTGAGACCATTCTTGCAATTGATTTCCCAGTGCATCTAACTTAAAAAGCCAAACATCGTCATTATTAATATTAGGGCTATCAACACTAACTTTTTCATTCGTTGTTGGAACATCAATTGCAAAGTCGGCAAATTCTAAAGAACCCTGTTTGCAAAGAAGAAAGAATCCTACATTAGGACTTCCGGGGCCTCGACCGTCATTCTTGTATACAAATCCTAGCTGATTTCCGGGAATTGGTGATTCTTCATAAATGTCTTCGCTATCTTTAAAGATAGTACTTACTACTTCAAAGACCATTCCTCTGCCTGCTACATTTTTAGAGAATGTATAAAGAGGTACATCGGTATTATTGGTTCTAAATTTATATTGTTCAGTTGGAATATTTTGTATAACAGCAGATCCTTGACTACGACCAAATTCTGTATTGTCTGCCATAGCAGAATTTAATACTGTTATAAACTGTTCTAGCCAATTTGAATTCGTAGGATCATTCCATGAAATAATTTGCTGTGATAGATTTCTTCCGTTGCTATCGAGAAGTTCTTCGGTAGTAACTACCGATACAAATTTTAAAAGCCCTTGGGCTGGAACATTTCTTTTAGCATTATAACTTAATAGTCTAGCTAACCGTAGTACACTTTCTTTTCGATCTGCAAGTTCGATAAAATTTTCTCTGGCTGCTAGATCTATACGGAAACTGAGGCTCTGCCCCAAAAATGCTATAGCATCAATTAATGCCATGTATTCAGAAGATTCTATATAATCATTAAAATCTTCTGGATAATTTTCTCTTAAATAGGCGATTATGACACGACGCAAATTTTCAAAATCGTAAGATTTGAAATCTGCGTTTTTAAAGGTTTGATAAACCCTTGTCCAGTCTTCGTTTAAAATTATGTTATTTTGTCGTGAAGTTGTAGTCATTTCTTTTCCTATCTAATATTTACCAATAAAATAATATGGTCAGATAACGACAGAATTACTTTTATCAAAATCAAACGTCATTCTTTCGTTGATGTTGAAAGGAATATATGTTATATCAGCCTGTATCCGTATTCCCTGTTCAGTAGAATCAACTAAAACTTCATTGACTATTATACGAGGATCATAGTTTACAATATCCTCTACATCCTTTGCAATAATACGTTTTACATCTTCAGTAAACGGTTCAAACAACATATCCCATATCACTGTACCGAATTCCGGATTCTCTAATTTTTCGCCTTTGCGAATATAAAAATGATTTATTATATCTTGTTTTACAAGATCAATATCGTATAACTTAAAATTTTTTGAAGTTTCTTTAGAACTAAATCCCTTGTAAGCGAAAGGCCCTCGGCCCTGATCTCCTACACTGGCTTTGTTTTTAGCTACAACCGTCTGATTATATAATCTATTCACCATAATTTTTATACCTCTCTATCAGTTTTGTCCGGAGTTAACTGTTCGGGCGCTTGATTTTCATGAAGTAACCAAGGTTCGTGCATAGGAATCCTCTTCATTATACTGCTGACATTGCCGCTCTGGTATCTCTTAGACCAACCCGACGCTGTTGCCGTTAACGGATTTTGGTGTGTAGACAACGGTTGCAACGGACTAGCCTGCTCAGCTGTTGCAGCGTCTGGGCCATTCATGTCAATTTTAGTAGCCGATTCTGTATGATTGCCACCGGTCTTAATATCAGTATTTCCCCCGGCAGTAAATTTATTGTTTCCTCCAGTCCTTAAATCTAAATTTCCAGCTGTGGTAATTTTAGTGTTTCCAGCAACAACATGCTCATATGCTCCACCTACAGATATTTTTCCGTTATTTCCTACTAAGACCTCCCAGTCTGTTACTGCTTCTTGTCGAATACGGCCACTCTGGGCTTTCATATTGATATTTCGTCCTGCTTCTAAATTTATGTCTCTGTCTGCTTTGATATTGAGATCATTTTGTGTGTGTATAGAAATAGAATCTTGAGCAAAGATATCAATTTTTCCGTTAGCGGTTAATTCTATCCAGGTTGTTCCTCTAGCATTTCCTATATAGATTAAATCTTCCGAGTTGTGCATTAGTAGCTGATGTCCGGTGCGAGTTCTTATACGAAAATATTCATTATAAGGAATCGTCACATCACCTTTTTCTCCGGCTAATACATCGGCATATTCTACAGGTCCTTCTTTGGCTGGTTTTTTTCTTAATAATTTGTCATCTCCGTCGTCCATTACAAATGTAGTGCCGCCGAGTCTGCTAACACTTACAGGAGTCTGGGTAAGGCTTTGAGATTTTCCTATATAAGATTTTTTTGCTCCTTCTCGTCTGTCAAGAGGACCCGGTGTCGATATTCCAAAAACCATAGAAGGAACTTCGCGTCTAGAGGACGACGTTGTTACACCCCGAACATCATCTTCGATTAACCCTTGTTCTAAAAAATGTTCTGCTATTGGGTGCAACGGTTTTTTAATTTTGTCAGGATCAACTATTTGATCTCTGGCATTTAATCTTCGATTAATTTCTGCAACCGGCAAAGGCATCTTAGTATCGTATTTTTTCTTATCGTTGTCGTCAAGGTCAACCTGTTTTGTTCCTGCTATCGCAGGAACCATATTATTTGCAAATCTACTAGGAATACACCCTATCCAATAGCCTTGACTAGGATCACCGTCGACAAATATCACTAATACTGTCACTCCGACATCTGGCGGAACAAACCACATACCATAACTTTTCTGTGTATCGTTAAAACCGTCTAGTGTTTTTTTCGACGCATCATTCTGCCCCATAAATTCAAAAGCTGTATATCCAAAAAACGGAGTCGCGCATCTTACCACATAAGTTTGTAGATCGTCGCCGATAGAATTGCTTTGATCTCTTAGCAAAGTGACTTCCAAACTTCCCATCAATGACGGATCGAGATGGCTGACTATTCTAGCTAGATATGGTCCAGATCCTATGTTTTTAAGTTCTGTTCTGTTAACTGGTGTTCGTCTATGTTGTGCCATTATAATCTCATGTTATGCAGTGTCAGAAACGCTAGTGCTCGGAGTTACTGTTCCCGAAGTTTTAACAGCAGCACTATTAGCTGGATCTTTTTGCTGTTGTTTTGCCGCTGCTGGTAGATCTTTAAATTCGTTGGCCTGTCCTGGCATCCTTACACACTGTAATTTTTGTTTGAACACGCCTTCCGAAAATGTGCTTTCACACATAATTACTCGATATATTCCGCTAAAAGGACTTTCTTTACCGACTGATGCGAAATCATACAATTTTGTGTTTTCGTTCACATCGGCTGGTGTTCGAAAACTTATGTAAATGAAAACATCTCCGCTTTCATAGTTCATTGTGCCGTCGCTGGTGATCTGATCTGTTGGTTCTGCAGAAGCAAAATAGTTCGATAACCCGCTATCCACGATCCAGTAAGTATCTCCTAATATTTCTAAATTAACTTTAATCAGATCGGCACTACTACCGGTAACAAATGATTTGTGGAATAACTCCGCCACTTCTTGTTCTGTCGTTGTGGTTCCTGGGCCGCCGACTGGCTTTTTCAAAGATGTGGGATCTTTATAAGCTCTTCTGCGACCAAAGTTAGCCAACTGCTGAGCCGGAGCTGCGCCTGTTTGTACCTTAGACCCTGAATTTTGTTGTTCGGCTGGGCCGCTGTTATTTGGGTCTTGAGTTAAGGCGGTTTTACTTTCGCTACTGCTTCCAATGCCCGAATAGAATAAATTATTGATGTTAATATCGAACTTTAAAACATCAACATTATTACCGGTATAGATATAATTGTATCCTTTTCTAATCTTTTCTCTTAACAGTCCGTATCCGATCGGTGCTGCATTTGGGTTTGAAAATACTGTATGGTGTACAAAAAACGGAACGACTCTAAATGTAATTTTTTTCGCAAAATCTCCGGTAAAGGAATCAAATTCTAATAGCTCTATTTGTATATCTAGACGCCACCATTTAATAAAACCGTTGTTATCTAGAGCAGCCTGCTCACTCATAGCAGCTTTCGCATAATTCGAACTAAGGATTATTTGATTGATGATTTGTGTTAGTGTTTGACCTTGTGAAAATTGAAATGTCCTATTATTAGGATCTATTGTCATATTGTCTCGCTTGACAATACCTGTTTTAGGATCAACCTGATCTCCGTGTTTGCGAAATGGAAAGTTACCTCCTTGACCCTGATTAAATCCAAATTCAGATTTGCCGATCGGGTTGTCTAAGAAATTCGTTACTACTTCAGCATTAGTCCCTTTCACTACTTTTTTAGGAGGATCGTTGGGATTTTTACTTGCTTTCTTTTCTATTTCTTTAGATTCTCTCACAGACTGAAATACTGAACTATTTTCAGGAAACTGTATTTCGTAGACATCTTTTTTTCCAATTCTTTTTTCTTTTAAGAGAGTATCCTCGATTTTATTTAGAAAAGCAGCTAAACTATTTTCTCCATCTTGTAATAATTCTTTCACTGTAGGTTTTTTATTAGTAGAAGAAATCTTTACGTCTTTATAAACAGTGTTTACAACATCGCTGAATCCTTGATGATTAAAAGGAACCCCTTCCATTTTATAAACGCTACCAGATTCAGTCACAGAAAATTTTATTCCTGTTAATTTTAAGACAAACCATTTTGGTTTGATAGACTTTATAACTTGACCGTTTTCTGCGAATCCTTGAAAATCTAGCCTTAATACATAAGGGGCATTGTCGAGATAATTTACATATCCGGCTTTCCTTGCTGCGACCTGTAAACTTTGTAAAAGCAATCCCATAGAATACGGTTCGAATATTTCCCATTCGAACTTAAAAGCATTACTGTTACCAGTTCGTTCATTAGCAGCTACAGTGGCTTTCATAGAAAAATTATTAACATAATATTCAGGAGCACCGTAGGCCGTATTTGTTCTATATTCATCACCTCTACCGCCACTAGAAAATACTATACTAGATTCTCTAATCTGTCCGGTCTCTTGGTCCATATAGAAATCTCCAGCAAACGACAAATCATCAGTTCTGTATGATCCCGGATCATTGAATTGTTGAGGAGTTAAAATTGCTAAAGTAAAAAGTGGAGATACTGAGGCAAATTCTTCTAAAGGATTCGGAACAAGATTTAACGGTTTGAGATCTCTTTCAGCTTTTGTCGGATCGTTGGCTATTTTGCTCTGCCCGTTTTTAATAGGATCAGAAGGTCGCTGTTCAGTTTTTCCTGTGACTCTTTCAGCAGTGCCTTTATTAATAGACATGCTTATACTCCTAGAAATTTTTCTAGATTAGATTTTTTAGGAAGATATATTTGTACACCTGGCACAAAATCATAGATAGGATCTTTGATTACGCTCATGTTTCTCTGAACGAATACCCACCATAGTCTAGCACTACCGTATAAATCGTAAGCCAACAGATCTGGACGATGTTTATATTGACTTTCTATAGTGTAAACATAATCATCCGATTCCGACGGAACCGGTCTAATATTAATCAATTCTAGATAAAGATTATTTTGTGCAGTTTCGCTATAAGGAGAAAAATTACTGTAAGTAGCCATTATAGATATCCTACTCCGCCAGAACCCGGTAACTCAGAAGTTTTGCCTTGAGAATAATCCTGAAGGCTAAATTTTCTTTGCCTTGCTCTGTTATATATCGGTGCTACTGTGACAGTGATAGTACTTAATACAGGTACCCACGTATTAGTTCCGAACGTTGTACACCTAACATAGTTTACATCCTCTCTAAGATCTACAGAGAAAGATTTTATAATTACCGGAATACTGTCAAAAACACTAGCACCGTATCCCGATAATCTACAAATTACCGGTGGATTACCTGCATTGGTGCTGTTACCAAAAAACATTTTAGTGGCGGTCTTGAAAAATGTAGTTGCTGCAATCCAATAAGCAGCATCGTTTTCTGTTTCTGCAGAAAACTCGCCGGTGATTTGTATCTCGTCTACTTGACTATTTTTGTAGGCGTAAAAAGGATAATTGCTGTGTGTGGGATCAATTTGTGTATAGTTGGCTTTGGTCGCAACTGTTATCGACGGAAGATAAGGCCAAACTACACCTCCAGTATCTTCTAATCGCTTAAATAGTGCAGAGTCGAATAGTTTCCAATTAGTATCTAATCTTACTCGCCAATCGTCTTTTGATCCGGGTAATAGGCTGATTGCAGAACCTTGTTTGACAAACACTTCGCCTCCTGCCGGTAAATTTGCACCTCGAACGAGACTAAGAATATTGTTTAAAGACCCTGCTGCTTTGCTAAAACCTGTCGCTATTTCTTGTAGACCAGATGCTAAATTTCCGCCAGCTAATTTGTTTAATGATCCTGCGATATCGGCTGTAATGTTACTGGTAGTTCCGGCTACTTGTTGCAATGAACTTAAAGGATCCGAAGGTAAAGATTGCACTGCATTTTTAAATCCAGCAAAAGCAGATGTTCCGTTTTCTGATGCGTATTGTTGGGCACCAGCGGTATAAGAATTATATGTGGATCCTATGTTACCACTTAATCTAGCAGACGTAGCGTCTAAATTAGCTTTGGCTACTTCTGATGTCGCAGGAGGACTACCGGTAGCAGCATCTGATCCTCGGATAGATGACGATACGGTTGCAATTAATTTTGCTAGGGGGTTTATTGACAATGACATTTGGTTAAATTTCTCAGCATTATAGTCTATTTATTATTGACAAAATGTGCTATTATAATAATTATTAGGAGATCCTCGAGTTATGACTGTACCCAAAATAAAATATCTAACAAACAAAGATATATTAAGAGAAATACACTTATCAAAAAATACGTATTGTTCTTTCGTTGATAAAGAATATTCAGAATATGATTTAATAGTAACTAGCTTAGAAAAAATCAATGTTCGTACTATCGCAGAAGCCAAGCGAAACAGAGCCGCTAAACTCGGCAAAAAAGCTCACGAAGAGGCTGTGCTCGCTGGCGGGAAGAAACTTTCTGCCAAAGAGTTTGAAATAGATTACAAAAAAATCAACAAACAAGATGTTGTTTTTCGTGTTATGACATTTGAACATATTCCCTTAGCACCTGGACGAAAAAAGACTATCAAGAATACCGCAGACAGCCACGAAAAAGTAAACTTTCCTCCTTTCCAACATTGGAAATTTGATGATAATGATAATTTAATTTGCGTAGGAAAGAGTCATTGGAAAGGCGGAATCAAAACTGGTAAATTTAACAAAGAGCACGGTCAAATGACTGATAATTTAGCTCGAATGTTTATCAAGCTCTGCGAGCGTTATGCTACCAGGGGCAATGTCCGAGGATATACCTACAATGACGAAATGCGAGGACAGGCAATACTGCAACTAACCCAAATAGGACTACAATTCGATGAGAGCAAATCAGATAACCCTTTTGCTTACTATACTGCTGCTGTTACTAATTCATTCGTTAGAATTATCAACATTGAGAAACGTAATCAAAACATTAGAGACGATATTTTAGAAATGAACGGCATGAACCCTTCTTGGACTAGACAAAACAGCGGTGGTCCTAGTTTTGCCGAAAGAACCTACACCAGTGGTGACGGTGGGGGCGGAGATTGGGATTGATCTTTGATACTAAAGATTATACAATATATCTATGAATCTATTCAAGAAAGCAGCCTGTTTTACAGACATTCACTTTGGATTAAAATCGGGGAGCAGAACTCATAACATAGACTGCGAAGAATTTGTCGCATGGTTTTGTGATTCCGCTAAAAAAGAAGGTGCAGAAACCTGCATCTTCCTAGGTGACTGGCACCACAATCGTGCCAGCACTGATGTTAGTACTATGAACTATACTCTTAGTAATCTCGAAAGATTAAGCAAATCATTCGAGAAGGTGTATTTTATCTTAGGAAATCACGATTTGTTCTACAAAGACAAACGAGAAATCAACTCTGTGGAGTTTATGCGCTTGTTTCCCAATGTTGTGCCTATCCGTGAGCCGTTAACTGAAGGCGATGTGACTATTCTACCGTGGCTGGTAGCAGAAGAATGGAAAGATATTCCTAATATCAAAAGCAAATACATATTCGGTCACTTAGAACTGCCTAGTTTCTACATGAATGCTATGGTGCAGATGCCCGATCATGGACAGTTACAGCGCACACACTTTGTAAATCAAGAGTACGTGTTTACTGGTCACTTCCACAAACGTCAACAGGCAGGCAATATCGTCTACATGGGCAATGCCTTTCCTCACAATTATGCAGATGCGGGCGACGATGATCGAGGCATGATGTTATTAGAGTGGGGCGGCAAACCTGAATATCGTACCTGGCCTGGACAGCCTGTATATCGATTGTATAAGCTAAGTCAGATCATCGATCGTCCAGATGAGTTACTACGTGAAAAAATGCACTGTCGAGTTACTATTGACTTACCTATAACATTCGAAGAAGCAAACTTTATTAAGGAACAGTTTATTCCGCAGTACAAACTACGTGAACTTATGCTGATCCCAGAGAAAATAGAAGTAGAATCTAATCTCACTCCGATCGATCTAGAGTTTGAATCAGTAGATACTATCGTTATGAATCAGATCAATGCTATTGACAGCGAGACCTACGACAAAACACTGCTATTGGACATCTATAACAATCTATGATTAAGATAAAAAACCTAACAGTACGTAACTTTATGAGTGTGGGCAATCAAACCCAAGCTATTGACTTTGACAAAGGCCAGTTAACACTAGTCTTAGGTGAGAACTTAGACCTCGGTGGTGACGACAGTGGTGCTCGAAATGGTACTGGTAAGACTACTATTATTAACGGTCTCAGTTATGCAATATATGGACAGGCACTAACTAACATCAAACGTGACAATCTAGTTAACAAAATTAACAGTAAGGCCATGCTGGTAACCTGTTCTTTTGAAAAGAATGGTATCGATTACCACATCGAAAGAGGTCGTAAACCTAATCTATTGAAGTTTTCAATTAACGGTCAGGAACAGGAACAATCAGCGCAAGACGAAAGTCAAGGCGACAGCAGAGAAACACAAAAAGCTATTGAAGAACTGTTTGGTATGAGCCACGAAATGTTCAAACATCTAGTGGCATTAAACACTTACACTGAACCTTTCTTATCTATGAAAGCTTCAGATCAACGTTCTATCATTGAAGAACTACTAGGCATCACTCTTCTCAGCGAAAAAGCAGAAAGTCTTAAAGAACAAATCAAGTTTTCTAAAGATGCTATCGCTACAGAAAATACTAGGATCGAAACTATCAAGGTATCTAATGAAAAGATTCAGCAAAGCATCGAAGCATTGATAAGAAAACAAAAAATTTGGGAAGATAATAATACTCAATCGATCAATGAACTAGAACTTAGTATCAGACACTTAGAAAAGATCGATATCGAAGCAGAGATTGCTGCTCATAAATGTTGGGAAGATTACAACAAAAAGAAAACTCGCAAAGAAACAGCAGAGAAGTGGATCGCTAACATCACTGCAGACAATCAAAAACAAGAAAGATTAATAGAAAAACTTAAGAAAGAGATCGATAGTCTTAAAGATCATAAATGTTATGCCTGCGGTCAAGATGTGCATGACAGCAAACAGGCAGAAATTCTCACGCAAAAAGAAGATCAAGTTAAAGAAGCAGCTCTGCAGATATTAGCTAATCAAACACAAGAAGAAGAACATCAGTCCACATTAATCGAAATTGGCGAGCTAGAACAATGTCCTGTAACACAATATGATACTATCGAGCAGGCATACAATCATCGCAACACTGTTGAAAGCCTACAGAAAGATCTTACATCTAAAAAAGCAGAAACTAATCCCTATACTGAACAGATCGAAGAGTTGAAACAGACTGCTGTTCAGGAAATCGACTGGGAGATGTTGAACGAATTAACTAGAATCAAAGACCATCAGGAGTTTTTGCATAAGTTATTAACCAGTAAAGACAGTTTTGTTCGTAAACGCATCATCGATCAAAACCTAGCTTTCTTAAATCAGCGATTGACTTATTATCTAGATCGTATAGGACTTCCGCACATTGTAGAATTTCAAAACGATCTTTCAGTTATCATCACTCAACTAGGTCAAGATCTCGATTTTGATAATCTTTCTAGAGGCGAACGCAATAGGCTGATACTATCATTGAGCTGGGCGTTTCGAGACGTATGGGAAAATCTATATCATCCTATCAATCTGTTGTTTATCGACGAGCTAGTAGATAGCGGCATGGATGCATCTGGTGTTGAAAGTTCTATCGCAGTTCTTAAGAAGATGACTAGAGAACGTAACAAGAATGTTTTCCTCATCAGCCACAGAGATGATCTAACAAGTCGTGTTAATCATGTTCTAAAAGTAGTAAAAGAAAACGGCTTTACCAGCTATAACACAGATATTGATATTGTAGAATAATGGCCACAGATACACATGATAAAATGATCGAAGCGTTCCAGGAATACTTTAAGTGGCAGGATCGTTTCGAATGGCGTGGATCTGAAGAAGCAGGTATCAAAGCTCGCTTTTGGCTAGCAGAAATCCGTAGACAGGCACATATCAGGCGCAAAGAAATACAGGATAAGAGAGAAGAAAGGCGCATAGCCAGAAATGGCAAAATAGGCAGACCACCAAAAATAACTAAGTGAGTGCTGTGGACGTATCAAAACGAAATCGTAGAAGAAATACCAGAAGGCTATATTGGCTTTGTGTATCTAATCACGAATCTACAGACCGGACAGAAGTACATAGGCAAGAAACTAGCACAGTTTAAGAAAACAAAACCACCACTCAAAGGCAAAAAACTTAAAAGAAGATCAGTGGTAGAAAGCGATTGGCGCGACTACTGGGGTTCTTCCGATAGGCTCAACGCAGATGTCCAAGCACTAGGTCCGGAAAAATTCACTAGAGAAATACTTTATCTTTGCAAATCCAAGGCAGAAATGTCATATCTAGAGGCAAGAGAACAGTTTGAACGCAGAGTTTTAGAAACAGATGACTATTATAATGGCATTATAAACGTCAGAGTAGGCGGCTCAAACATACTTAGGCAGCGTCTCGAAGAACACAAAAAAGGCAAATAATCGCCAAAAAAGCCCGCACCGGCGACTGATATGGTGCCCGAAATCCGTTCTGATGTGTGACGGTAAGGAATTCCTCTACCTTGGCGACAGGGGTTGAACAGTACTATCCTTAACAGGACGATGCTCCGATATGCCTACATACAACGGGGTTACTGTGCAAAAAGTATACAATTTAAAAGGCTAAAAGAGGGTTAATAACCCGCGGCTACAGATATGATAGCGTATATTTGTAGACCTGCCGTCAGGATTAAGACTGAGCTCGTGGTACAGGCTGACCGCCACTGTAATGCTCTAACGCTGTGTGACATTGTTCGACTCGGATAATGCTTCTTAGCCCGCTAGGGCTAAGTGTGACTGAACGATCTGGATAATACTAACTTTGCGCTTCGCGCAAAAAAATTATTTCATGTATCTATGAAATAATTCAAGAAAGAAAAAATTGCGTTGAGCGAAAGCGAAAACGCAAACGAGCGTTAGCTCGTTTTTACAATAAATAAAAGATATTCCGGATATAATAGAGTATGAAAATACAAAATCTTTTAGAACATAGAGAAAACTTTGTATTGTTGGAATCTTTTGATTTACCCAAAGATGACTACAATATTAGATGGATGTCAGAAGTACATCCTCTTCTCATGGAAGTGGCTCTAGCGCCTGATCAAATCAAACAACTGCTAAAAAGCATCGAAACTACAGCTGGGGAAATGGGACAAAATAGGACCATGGCCGGTAAAGCTGTAGATACCGCTGGCGAAGTTTCTGAAAAAGTCAAAGACCTTTGGTTTAACAAGCTGGGTGGTGCATTACAGAAATCATCAATGGTGCAGGGATTTGATGCCAAATGGGAAGATATCAAATCTAAAGTAGCTGCTGAAAATCCTAAACTGGCTGCGGCACTGAGCAAATACAAAGAATTCGCAGATAACAATCCCAAACTACAGAAATTCCTACTAATGGTTGCTGCTTCTCTAGCAGGTTCGCTAGGACTAGCAGTCGCAGGTGGCGCCGCAGCAGGTATAGCTGCCACTGGAATGGGTGTTGGTGCAGGTGTTGCTATCGTTAACATCGTAGACAGACTATTAAAGAATGAAAAATTATCTACCGCTGTTGGCCGTGGAGCCACAGCAGGTATCGTTGCTGGACTATCGGCTGCTGGTGTCAAAGCGATCAGCACTATGTTTAACAGCGTGGTAGATGCGTTTAGGCCAGGAGAACAGTATGCCGATGTTATGT